CCTGTAGGTATTGGCGAACACCCTGATGTTCTCGGTGCAATTCAAGAACAACTTGATATCATTGCACATGAAGAAGAACGTCTTGAAGTCCTTGATAAACATTTTTCTGATCACGACTGATGCAATTTACACAAGAAGACCTTTGGGAAACTATCTCTGAATTGGGTTGGCAACCTAGTGATGACATCCACATTGAAATTGGTGGCACCTCTGTCTATATGATTGATGGTGCTGGTACAAAATGGGCACCTGTTAAAGGAACCCGTAAGTACAATAAAGATGCGTTTATTGTAATCAAGAACCGTTCCCGTGATCCTGTTGTTCCATCGCAAGCACCAAAGAATGAAGACTAGATTCATCTTATTCACCAAGGACTCATGTGGTCCTTGTGGTTTGGTAAAGCGATACTTCAATGCTCTCAACGATGAGCGTACTAAATTCATCGAAGAAGTTGAACTGGAAGACTTCAGTGATGAACCAATCCCAGAAGAGAACATTGCTATCGCTAAAAAGTATGGTATTACTGCCACCCCTGTCCTGATTGTTGTTGATGAAGAAGGAGAACTACTTGAAACTTACTCAAGCGGTATGCCAATCACTCAAAACATCCGTAAACTCTGGACAAAATACGAAGTATAAATATGACCTCCCTCTAAATAGTTAGACGGGAGGTTTTTTCATGGCAGCGCAAAAAGGTTTTATCTACGAAGAGAATACTGCTGCGTTTTTGAAACCAGCAGGTATTGTCCCACAAAATTTTACACCTGCGGGAGCAGGACATGATCAACCTGATTTGATGATTCAGTTTCAAGGGCAAGAAGCTGGGTTGGAACTAAAAATCAACCAGGCATCGTTTGGATCTCTTGTATTGCACTTCTATAGAGAACAACAACTGAAAGGTAACAATCCATGGTCTTGGGGATCTATCGGAGCAGATGAAAAAGAAAAATTATTCTTGCAAGACCTTGGAACTAGACTAAAAGTCTTGGATGAGATTAGAAAGAACTGGACAAAAACACCACACCTTATTCAAGATAGACAAAAACTGTGGAACACTCCACAAATGAGACAGATCTACACTAAAATGGGACCTCGTGGTAGATATAATTTTGACAAGAAAAACTTTGAAGACCTTAGACTTGAGATTAGTGCTAGAGAAATTGAAAGTTATTATAATCTGAAGGATACATACTACATTCAAGTAGGTACACATGGATTCTTTTTACTAGGTGACAAAGATCCCCTTAAATTAAATCAAACCAATGCTAAACGTGGAATGAAATCCATTCCAAAATTCTCTTCTTCATGTAGTTCTACTGCTCGTATTAGATGTCAGTCTAAAGGTGTAACAAAAGCAGAGCAAAAATTTGTACAGACTGGTGATATGTTCGGACCTAATGGATATCAGTTTACTTTTGAATTGCAAGTAAAAGGTTTGAAGAAATCTCCATATAACATTGCGCCTCTTGCAGCAAGAAGTGTTGTACCAAATGCAGACAAAGCAACTCTGGAGTTCTTACAGTAATGGCAAACATTAAACAACTCAAGCACCTAGAACATTTAGAAGATGAAATGCTCAACTATGGAGTTGAGGGATGTAAAGCTGCTGTGTCGTTCTTGAAAGAACTTCGTAAAATGTTGGGACAGCAGGAGAACAGTGGGTTTATGCAAACAAAATGGGATGGTGCTCCATCTGTTGTGTGTGGTATAAATCCAGAGAATGGTATGTTCTTTGTAGGAACAAAGTCTGTTTTCAATAAAACAGAACCAAAGATTTTATACTCTGAGGCAGAGATTGATATTTTATACAATGGTGATCTAGCAGAAAAATTAAAATATTCTCTAAGACACTTTAGTCAACTCAACATTAGCGGTGTTGTTCAGGGAGACTTGTTATTTACATCTGACATTACAAAGGAAAGAATTGATGGAGAAGAACTCTACACATTTAGACCAAACACAATTACTTATGGCATCCCTGTTGGTCACGATATTGGTAAAAAAGCTGGCAGAGCAAAGATAGGAGTAGTATTTCATACTCATTATACTGGTGATGAACTTGCCACAATGCAAGCTCGTGCAGGAGCGAGGGTGACAGGTTCTGATGATGTGCTGGTAGTTAATAACGATACTCCAATGGATCGTGTTGGATTTTCTAAACAAGAGATGAATAGATTTGATAGACATGTTTCTAAGATTGAACGTATGTGTCATATCTGTGGAGATTTTCTCGATGAGCTAGTTGGTGCTCAAGGTAAAACGGGAGATGCTAAGTTTCATATTTCTTCTTTTTTGAAACCATTCTTCAATGATCAGATTAGGAATGCTCGCAGCATCGGAAATGTAGATGAAGCAATGTATGATCTATTGAACTTCTATGGTCATAAGATGGAAAAAGAACTTGCAAAGATTAAGACAGTTGCGAACAGAACAAAGAAGTGTGCTTTGGTTTATAACAGTCAAAATTATGTTGTAGATAATGTCTACAAGTTCAAAGCAATGCTTGCGTTGTATAAAGAACTGCAGGCAGTGAAGCAAATGGTTATAGATAAATTGGATCACCTAGAAGAATTCAGGACTTTCGTCCAAACAGAGAAAGGATATAAGGTCACAACTCCTGAGGGATATGTTCTTCACAAAGACGGAAGTATGATTAAGTTCGTCAATCGTCTTGAGTTCGCATACAACAACTTCACTCTGCAGAAGCAATGGCGTTAAATTGTAAGACTTGCTACTTTACTTTTGGTAGGTTTCAACCACCTACTACAGGACATAAAGAAAACTTCGCTGGTGTAAAAAGTGCAGCAGGTAGTCATGATTACCGTATCTACATTTCACAAACTGTAGATGCTAAAGGTAGTAACCCATTGCCACCAGATAGAAAACTTTTCTATATGGAAAAGATGTTTCCAGAGCATAAAGGAAAGATATACTCTGGACCAAAACAACCTGTTGCTATCTTGCAAGATCTTATGATGGCAGGTTATAATGAAGTGGTATTTCTTGTAGGTTCTGACAGAGTTTCTGCTATGCAGTTCCTCCATAAATACAACGGCAAAGATTTCTCATTCCGTAAGATTGAAATTAAATCTTCTGGAAGTAGAGATGCTGATGGTGATACTTTTGCTATTTCGGGAACGAAGATGAGACGCGCAGCATTTGCTGGTGACTTTGATACATTCAGAAAGGGTATACCTAGAGCATTAAATGATCGTGATTGTCGTGCTCTTATGAAAGAGATCGCAGACGCACTACCAGATAATTTTAAATGAAGGATTTTAAGAAACTACGAGAAGAAGCACTGCGTCAGCAGCAGCGACATGAAGAAGTATTCAAAGAAGGTGATGCTGTTATGTCTGCTCGTACAGGAGATAAGGGACACATCCATAGAGTTGGCGGTAACTATGCAATAGTTATTACTGATGATGGTAATATGTTACGTGAGTGGATAAAGAATATTAGATCTATAAATAATACGAGAAGAACTTCCCTTTTGAACGATGAAGAAACCAGATCCAATTAATAAAGTAAAGAACCAGGATGAATTTTCGTCTGGTTTGATGGAGTCATACGGTAAGTGGATGGGTGGCGACTGCTTCCAAAACACAGCAATGCCTGATCTTCATCTTTCAGAAGCACCTTTTGATGGTATGGATCCTCAGTCTAATGGTGCGGAGATTGAGCAGACTTCTATCAAAAAGAAAGAGGCAAAGAAACCATCTGCTAAAGCACAACTTGCTACTAAGGAAGAGGTTGAGGCTTGCGAAAAGTGCGGTGGTGCTCACCCTACTGATGAGTGTCCAAACATCCTCAAGCGTGAAGAGTTTGAGATTGATGGAGAGGTTCATGTTCTTGAATTAATCCAGATGGAAGGTAGCATGGCACAAGCAAGAGATAATGTTGGTGCATCTACTTGCTGGAAAGGATACAAAGCAAAGGGAACTAAGAAGAAGGGTGGCAAGACAGTCCCTAACTGCGTCAAAGCAGGTGACGAAGTAACCCATGAGGGTGAAGAACTAGAAGAGAAGAATGGTCTCTATGCTAATATCCATGCTAAGAGAAAGCGTGGTGGCAAGATGCGTGACAAGGGAGACGAGGGTGCTCCTACCGATAAAGCATTCAGAGATTCTGCAAAGACTGCAAAGAAAGAAGAGTTTGAACTAACTGAGAAAAAGAAACTTGATCCAGTTGGTGGTGAAGACAAGGACATTGATAACGATGGTGATCATGATTCTTCTGATAAGTATCTTCTAGCACGTCGTAAAAAGGTCGGTAAGATCCTTGCAATGAAGAAAAAGAAATGAAACCCTTTAAGCAATTCCGCGAAGAGTGTGGTTGCAAAGATAAGGAAAGGAAGGTCAAATCTAAGAAGAAAGGGAATGTTGAGGTGATGCCTAACATTCCTGATGGTCAAAAAGGTATGACTACCAAGGCAACCAACGAATCTGTATTTGCTGGTAACTACCAAGGTCCTTTGTATGCACCACATCCAGATATTCTTAAGGAGAAAGCAGTCTCCAAAAAGCAGCAAAAATTTATGGGTATGGTCCGATCTGCTCAGAAAGGTGAGGGAGCGTCGTCGCCTGAGGTTGCCAAAGTTGCTGCCAGCATGAAGAAAGGTGATGTAAAAGATTTTGCATCAACTAAACATAAAGGACTTCCAGAGAAAAAAGTAAAAAAAGAATCGTTTGAGGGTGGTGTGCAAAAAGCACGCCGTGATCATAGATCTGGTACATTACTAACTTTCAAACAGTTCTTGTCAAAGTTGACAGACATTTTAGATGAGTGGGAGAAATAAATAGTTCTTGCACTATGTTGTAAGATCATGTTATCTTTCCTACTCCCACTCGCATCTAAAATTATCTCTGACGCTGTTGCTAAGCTTCCCGACGACGAGGAACTTGGTGAGAAACTGGTTGAAATCTGCCTAGTTATTCTCGGTAAGGCAGTCAAACTAACCAAGACCGATATGGACGATAAACTTCTTGCGGTTGTTGAACAAGCAATCCAGAAGCGAGAAGAAGCCTGAGATATAAATAAAACTTAGGTATAATAATTATCGGAGCACACGTCAATGTCCCTTTACGGAAGAACTGACAGCAATGCAAACAAAACCAAAGCTGGTGTGGGCATTGCGGCGACAAGTCAGTCAAAAACAACCATCTATATTGATGAGACTGAAGCAGCACTAGAAGCAAACAAGGAGCGTGGTCTAAACGCCCCTGGTTGGTGGTCTTATTTCACCTATACTGATAGTTCAGGTGCTACTCGCCATAAGGCAGAGCAACTGGTATTCGTTGCTGGTGGTGACACCAACGCTAATGAGACTCAGGCAGACGACGCACAGGCAGCAGATGCTAATGTCGTTATTGCTATCGGAACACAACCTGCAGATACTGCAGTTGCTGTAGGTGCTCAGTTACAACTTACTGTTGTTGCAACTGCTACACCACCTGGCGACAACTCTGTTCTCACATACCAGTGGCAGAAGAAGTCT